GACTGCTCAATTGCGATGAACCCGTCGATCGCCGCCTGCGTCCTTGCGGACGTACACGGTAGTTCGACCTTCTTGAAGGTAAGGCATATCTGCCGAATACCATCAATAACGGTGGTAAGATCGATAGAAGAAACATTTTCATCGTAAATTCTCCCATTCTCAACGTCAAAGATTGATCCGAGCATACCTCCCAAAAAGGCGGGGATTGCTCCACGGAAAGGAAAACCACGAAATTCGGTTCTCCTCCATGAGGGGTCAACAAACCCAATCGCAAGGGCTTTTTCAAACGCCTTGCAGAAATTGGGAAGGGATATCGTTAGAAACGAAAGTCCCTCTTCTTTGACGCGTGATCGTATAGTTTTTAGATCACGTAAATCAGAGACATCAGCAGGACATCTAGTGGTTGCATCTAAATAGATGCGCTCCACCAACTCCAGGTAGTCACTTACGTTGCTTTTCAAGGGTCCCCCTATTCGGGAGGTTAACCTTCAAGCCACGCCATGTCTGCCAGGAAGAGATGCCAGTAAAACGGCATCACGCTCTGTGATACCGGTAGGTACCGGAAATTAACCGCTCGACGTCCGAAATGGTATGTCCTCCCTTTCAGGGAAAGGACTCGCCAGATCGGAAGATCTACGCGCCTGGTCTGTATGTTGTTCTAACAGACTCGTTGCAACGCCTTGATGGACGTCGGCCAGCTCGAGAGCTGACGGCGAGAAGAGAATTGTAAAAGCGTCGATCACGTTGGATACAGCAAGAAGTCTAGCTTTTGGAAAGACTTGATGCCCCATCTGCATAGCAGCAGAGGCAACCTGTAAAGCAGCGAGAACACGAAAGGTCGTGTTAGTGCGCAGAGAAGCAATAGTCACTGGGGTCATAATTAAGACTCCTGTGCATAAAGCTTCTTAAGCCCAGCATTTGTTGAAGCAGTCAAGGCGCCGATAAGGCAACTTGTCTGATCCACGATGTCGGTCTCGGAGAACCCTGTAACGGGTCTATCGATGACCAAATACACACCGCATCCAGTATCAAGGATACTGTTTGCGTCTGTATCGATGTTCCGATCAAGCCTCGCCATCGACCGAACGCGATTCTTCGACGTTTGGTGGGAGAGTGTAATGATCAGAGAACCATCTGACTTTCGGTAAATAGATTTACTACCGGAAGTACTGACACGTGGCAAAGTTTGGGCAACTGTAGCATAAGTCACAGATGCAATTGGATCAGCAAACATGGTTGTGGTTGACCTCCAAAGAGTAATATCGAGGTGAATCCTGCCCTGCACCCGCCTTCTCGAAGGGCGTATGCTGATCTAAGGAGCAAGAAGATAATCCAAGCCAAGCGGGCAAAACTATTTCGAAAACTTAACGTTCTTCGAAAGGCCCAAAGCGGCAAGGATTGACCACTGAGTGGCGTTTAAACTGCCACCAAGGACGAAACCGTAAGGACTAAATCCACTCTCACGTTGCTTCACGTCGATAAAACGCGTGGAAGACAACGATACAGCACCCTGCCGAAGAAACAATGTGTGAAAACTTGTTATCTTCCGCAGATGATGGTGCATCAAGTAGAGATATTTAGTCACCATACCATCTAAG